GAGGTTGTCCAGATTCCGGTTGAGGTTGAGCCTGCGAAGCCTGACCTTGATTCTGTTTGCTATACGATGAACGCAGCGGAGATTGATTGTCAGCAGGCATTGTTCCAGATTGTTGACATTCTCCGAAACCTTAGCAAGTCGCTGAATGACCTTGACAATGCAATCGAGATTGTGGAGTCTAACCTTGAGCGGGAGGATTGCTAATATGGCTAAGAGCAAGGCAAGCGTTGTGCATCTACAGGTCACGCAGGAACAGGCAGATGCAATGCTGGCAGCAATGGATGCCGTAAAGGAAACGCTGGAACGTACAACGCCAAAGGGCAAGCTGTATCAGGAGAACCTTTATAATGCCCAGCGTATTATCACTGACCAGATTATGGGAAAGGGAGTGTTGAACTAATGGATAAGATTGCTAATGCGGTTGAGACTAGCCCCCAGTTTCAAAGTCATAAGCGTGTGCTGCGTGAGATGGGATGGGACGAGAATAGGATTAACAAGTTTCTTTATGATGCAATGACTCATCTTGTTGCCATTAACGAAAAGGAAAAGGGGAACGTACAGTAATGGATAAGATTAATATGCAGGAGTTGAACGAGGCTGTTATGGCAGGCGTTACTGCTGTTGGTATTGTTGGTTGCACGTTTGCGCTGATGTATTTCGGTCTAGCTATGGGGTACTAGGATATGAGGAGGGAACTGGATAGAGTTAGACTTACACTTTCACGCCTGAGTGATATGTGGCTATTCACCCACCACCCACTATCCTATCAGGTAGACTTGATGTTGCGTGTTGTTCCCAAAGATGATTGGGAGAATATTATATATGCCATTCGTGGCTATGGCTGTCTCGCTCGTATCGCTGGTGATGCTATCGAATCTGGTGTGCAACCTCCTGCTGAATGGTCTAGACTATTTGGGGAATGTGGACAGCGATTGATGTTTGACTTGCCAGACAACTTAAAGCTTTTTGATAAGCGAAAGTTTAATAAAGAATATCAGAAGGCTTTCATGTTTGGGTTCAACACCGGGGGGGACTCCCCCTCCCCCCGGTAGTATCCCCCCGGTATACGGAATGTATGTCTCCCAAGTGGTTGAAATCATTGGGGTTTTGGGCTAGGGTCTTAAATGAATCCCCGGCCAAAAATGGGAATTTTTCGTTTTTTAATAGGGGTTGAAAAAGCGGCAAACATAGGGTATAGTAAAAAAATCCTCGGAAAAAATTTATGAAAATTACTCCTAAATATAATATTGGCGATACGGTTATGTGTAAGGCTGTAAAAGATCAGTATGACAAGGATTACAAAAATATTCTTGGAATCATAACAGACGTAAAAATTTATATGCAAGGTAGCGATACTATGATTACATATAGGGTGCATTGGGCTGATCGGGATGATTCATCGCTAACAGATGAAAAAACGGTAGGATTGTTACGTGAACATTATTTAAAAACTCGTCATGAAATGGGTGTATAAAACCCACCATTATGCCGAATCATCGCGGGGTTGCTAATTATTGTTAGCAACCCTATTTTATTTGCATCAGAAAGGCCGTAGCTTTGCGTATAAACGATTTATCGAGGACAAGGCAACTTGGACACCTTCAAAGAGAAGAACATTCCTATAGGCGCGTTGGTGCGTATAAGAGTGCATGGTGCGAAGCGCTATCTTGGCATCGTTGTTGAACGCATTTGGCACGGCAACACTAAAAAACTAGGTTATACTGTCTACTTGATGGAGTTAGAAACTCGCATTATGATGTTTGATAATGAGTTTGAGGTTTTAAATGATAAAGTATCGTAATCCAATAGCAATTGGTGCTTTAGTAAAAGATAAAAGCACAAAACGCCTAGCAATCATTCTAGACAAAATGAGCACAAGCGAATGGGAGCGAACTGATAAAGATAATGAATTCAATGCTGGAATAGTTTATGGCATGCAATTCATGGATGGAATAGGACCATTTAAGACATATCGTTATGCTTATGAGGTAGAAGTATTAAGCCGAGGAAAGGACGGTGAATAAAAAATTAATAGATTTTAAAATAGGAGATTTAGTATATTTAAATTTTGATAATGGTGATGGTGGGATGGGGATGGTTATAAGTGACATAGTTTATACAGAAATAGAGTTTTATTACGCTGTTTTCTCCATGAGAGAAAATAAAATCGTGATTGCGTTCCCATATGAATTGGAATTAGTGAGCGGCTAACTAATTATATGTATGGGGAACAAATATATTCCAGAAAATTCTCATATACCAATTGGTGCGCTTGTGCGAGTTAATATCATAAAGCGTAAGGAAGACCTTGCCATTGTTGTTGATAAAAACGTTGGCTTACTTGAAAATACTTGGTATATGGTGCATAGTTTGAGTACAGGCAAAGAATACATGGCATATCCCCATGAAGTTCTTTGGTTAACGGATAAAAACAGGAAGGACGGTGAGGATAAGTAACGCTTATATAAGATTACTTTTATGGAGAAATATGAAGATGCGAGCATCACCTGTAACAACTTTTTATAATTTAGTTAATGATATAACCCGTGAATTTCCTGATTTTGCCGTTATATCAAAGAGCGATAGTAAATTAATGTGGGCTTGCTACTATCTCGGTTTAATGCGTTTCTGGAATCCGGTTTTCATGACACGTTATATAACAACAGCCTTTGGCAAGGTATATATGCCCGCTGAATTGATTGGTACTGAAGTTGGAGCGGATATATTGCGTCATGAGTTGGTGCATTTGCGTGATGCTAAAAAGTGGGGTATCCTTTTCTATCTTTCTTATTTATTATTCCCGCTTCCTGCATTTTTCACCATGCGTGCCTATTGGGAATTTCGCGGTTATTGCGAGAGTTTGCGTTGTGAGCGCGACCGTTATGGCGTAGTTTATAGTGAATCGCTGTATTATTTTATTTCTCTTTTCACCGGTCCTGCATATTTGTGGATGTGTCCGTTTCCAAAATTTGTAGAAAAACAATTCTTAAAATTTTTAGTACGGGAAGGTATAAGGTTGGTATAATAAGGAGATGATAAATAGTTTAAAAGCCCTCATATTATTTGGAGTCTTTATACCGCCTTGGGCGTGGAGAAAGATATATAATAGTTGGAAGTAAAATAGTTTTAGGCCGCTTGCGCGGATAATGTTCGACCCTGCCCCTCGGTAGGGTTTTTTATTGAACTTTCAACTATTTATATATTATGCCATTCCGTAGACCATGTTATGTAAAGGTAGGTGATCTTGTTCGTACCCGTGGAGATTTGGATATCTACGGATATGTTACTTATATTGATGGAAATAGCGAAACAGGTGATTATTACGTAGAAATAGCTTTTGACGAAGATGCTGATCCGCTTTATTTTTATGATGATCAACTGGAAGTATTGACAGTATTAAAGGAATAATGCACAAGCTAGGTGAATTATTGTTAGCCCATACAGTTGATGGGGGCATAATGCTTGGGATAATAACAAATATAGATACATCATTATTTGATGAAACGTTTAATCTTTATACCGTAACTTGGTTTAAAGGGGTTGACTCAACAGATGTAAGAGACTATACTTATCAAAATATCTGTAAATTAAAACAAAACCTGAAAGATTATTTAAGTTATGACAAAGTTTAAAGAGATAGTGAAAATTATTTTTTTGATGCTGTTTGCTATTTCACTATTTTTTTACGCGGCTTGGGGTATCACACACTGGAAATCTAACAAACCAGAACCGCGATACAAGAATACCCTACAAAGAGATATAAATTAATATGAAAAAAATAATCGTACTTTTAACTGCTCTTATGAGCATGGGTGTTACTCCTGCGCCAATAATGAAACCATTGATGTGGGAAAAGAAAAATCCTAAGAGAGTTAAGTGGAGTGAACACACATTTCAACAAATTTATAGGAACTTTGATTCACTTGATAGGGCACAAGATATAAATTATTTTTGTCCAAATTATAATAATTTAAACCGCGATCAGCGTGTAAATGTTTGGGCACAATTAATTGCTGCAATGTCTTGGTATGAAAGCGGGCATAATCCAAAAGCAAGATATCCACAGCCAAGTTTAGGTATTGATCCAGTTACAAATCGTCCGCTTTGCGCTGAAGGATTAATGCAATTAGGATATGTTGATACAATGTGGCGTTCGTCGTGCGATTTTGATTGGTCACAAGATATTCAATTTGATGATAACGATTCACGCAAAACTGTATTTGACCCTTATATGAATCTAAAGTGCGGAATTGGAATTCTTGTAGATCAAGTAGATAAGTATGGTAAAATAATTGTTAAAAATGGTGCCTACTGGTCTGTTATTAAAGTTGGTCATAAGAATTCTAGACTTAACGGTATCCGAGATATAATTCAAGAATATGAAATGTGTAAATTAAATGAATAATAATACTAAAATAATTTTAGTTGCTGTGACGTTAATAAGTAATGGTATATTTGCCGCATTTCTTTCTAAATCTATACGTGCGGGCAATACTGAATGGTACTGGTCTTATTTCACTAGTTTTATAAGCGCTTCTATATTTGCTTATCAACTAAAAGAAAAAATATTACCTCTTACTGTTACATCAGTATTTCAAACTTTCTTTTTTCATGCTGCTTGGTACTGTACGGCATTTTTTATAATGTCTAATGAGTTACAAGGGCATAAAATACTAGGACTTCTATTAGCATTTGCTGGTATGATAATTATGAGTTTATAAAGGAGAGATAAATGAATTTAACTCAAGCACAAGTAGAAAATGCAAAAAATGTTGCATGTGAAAAATGCAGTTGTGAAGTTATGAAGCAGGCATTTGTTATTAAAATGGTTTCAGGGTTATTAACTGGTGACGGAAAAGATACATATGTACCAATTCCAATTTTTGCATGTAATGATTGTGGACATGTAAATTCAGTGTTTGTTAAAGATTTAAAAATTAAAACAAAGGAATCTATTCCTCACGTACAAATATAATTATTGTTGTAGGTTGACGTTGAGGAAAGGCTCATGTATGATGAACAGGCAATTGGAGATTTAAACATGAAAGTTCTTGCGCTGTCAGCTAATTATGAGCCTTTAGGAGTCGTTTCTTGGGAACGTGCTGTAACACTATTATTTTCTAATAAAGTTTCTGTTGTAGAAGAATATGAATGTTTTGTGCGTTCGCCATCTACAGAAATTAAAATTCCAGCTGTTATAGTATTTAAAAAATCTTTTATAAGCAATAAAAGAAATTCTGTTAGATTTTCACGCAAAAACGTCTGGATACGTGACGAAGGCAAATGCCAGTATTGTCGTTTACATGTATCACTTTCTACATTTACTATTGATCACGTTGTGCCTAAAAAGCTTGGCGGTCAGACCGTTTGGGATAATGTTGTAGCCTGTTGTTATTCTTGTAATCAAAAAAAAGGTGATAAAAGTTTAAAAGAAACTAACTTTAAACTATTTAAAGTACCACGGAAACCATTTAAGTTACCGTATTTGCAAGAAATAACAGATGGACAATACAACTTGGAAAAAAATATTCCCCAAGAGTGGAAATTCTATCTAGAAAGATTCTAAATGAAAATTACAGTTATTGATACTGAAACGACAGGTTAATAAAAAAGATTGGGAAAATGCTCATTCTTTTTCAGAAGTTATTGGTTTATTAAATAATATTTGGGATACTTCTGAATTATTGCTTGGTCAAAACCTTATTTTTGATTTACGTTTTATAGCTAAACATTATAAACGTTATGGTTTTGATTGTCCTAAGTTTCCTCGTTATATAGACACAAAACATATGGGTGCTAGCTTAGTTACCGAAGGCGTAATGAAATCTAGTTCAATGGACAATATGTGTAAACATTTCAATATAAAGTTTAAAGGTAGAGCACATACTGCGTTGACAGACTGCCAGAGAACTGTTACATTGTGGAGACAGTTGGCTAAGTACTCGGAAGCAAAGAAGTTTTCTTACAAGGAGCCATATGACCCCCACGCAAAAAAGAATTCAAATGCCAGATAGTTTGTCTGCTAAAGATTTAGATCGTATCTCGTATGTTTTTTCTAAAATGTCTATTGCGTCCAAGCACGATTTCTTAGCAGCACTAATGGTAGATTGCCCCGATCAATACTTAAAAGTCACACAAGCCCTTGGAAGCGATTACAAAAAATCTATGGTGCAAGCATGAAAGCTGGTGCCTTAGTTAAAGTTGAAATATTGACACCCGGTTTATCAGTATATTCTTACGGTATTTTACTTGACGATGAAGCACATGACCTATATGACGGCAGAGAAAAATATAAAAAGATATGGGTTTTTAAGTATCCTGAATCATATGGAGAAATGGAACCAAAAAACATGTTAATTCAAGAAGAACGCATAACTCACATTAAGACGTTTGAGGATTGGTGAGACTAAATATTTTAACGGGTATTTATGCTCGTTAAGGAGTCAATATGTTTCTTCCAGCTATTGTTGAAAAGTTGAAGAAAGAAAAAGAATTACCAATTGAAAAATGTTTAGAACTCCCAAATTATCAACAAGAATATACAGAATTTAATAAAAAAAACGAAGAAAAAGAAAAAAAAGAAACAGTAATACATATCCAAATATACTAATAAAATTAGAAATTTAAGCTTTAAGAAACTACTTATGACATAGCTCGTAAGTAGTTTTTTTATTACGCACAAAAGCTAGCAGGTTTCGATGATAATTTAGATTTATCAAAAACTTCAAATCCGGCGTATGCATCAGAAGATGAAGGCTTGAGAGAAATGGAACGAGATGCTTTTGAACGTGGTAATATGATTTTTAGAGATTGGTGTGACGGCAAAAAAATAGAGAGGAAAAATATAATGGCTGAAGAAAAAAAGTTACCAAAAAGTGTTGTAGTAAAAGGACATAAAATAGCTAAAAAAATTGCTAAAAATGATGGTGATGTTAATCCATATGCCGTAGGAATGGCCGCTGCAAAAAAACAAGCTGGCATTAAACAAGAAATGGAAATGCCTGAACTTTCTGAATTAGAAAATAAAGAAGATGCAGATTTAGATAATGACGGTAAACTATCCCCTTATGAAAAGAAACGCGGTGAAGCTATTGAAAAATCAATGAAAAAACAAGCTCAAAAACAAGCAAAAGAAGATATGAGAGCAATTCGTGGAAAGGATGTTGTTGAACAAAGCGATTTTGAAACCAAAGAAAAATTATCTGAAAACGAAAATCATCCTTATCCAGAACTATTAAAGAAGCAAGAGCGTTTAATGCAAGATGCTTTTAATAAACGTGAAGATATTATTTATCAAGAATTAATTCGTAGATTTATTAAAAAATAATGGCTAAATTTATTATAGAATTTGATTCATCAAGAAAAGACGGTAATAATCAACTATTGCCGTTTTCTCAATTTGTTCCCGGTATATTATCTTTAAAAAATACAAAAACTGTTTATACATTATTTGTAGGTGAAACAAATAAAAATTCTTTAGTAGATAATATTAGCAGCTTTAAAACAAACATAAGAATTTATCAAGAATTATTAGGAATAAATCCTGATTTACAGTTACAATTAGAAAATAGTAATGCCTCAAATCCAATTCCAGAACGAGAAGAATTAATACAAATTCCACAAAAAAACAATCCAGTTACTGGACAAAGAATTCCTTTTAAATTTAATGGGTTGGATGTAAAAAATATACCTTTTATGAATTATAAAGTTATGGATAGAATGAAAAGAAATGAAATTATTAATATTCAAAAACTAAATTTATCTAAAATAAAACTTCCTAAAATGTCATTACTAGAAAAAATAAAACTAGAATAGGAAAAAAATAATGTTAAACGATAATGATCTTTTATTAGAGGGTGGCGCGGCGGGGCATATGAACCATTTATATGATAATGGTGATTTGACATTTGCTAAATTAATAGAAATATTTAATGCAGCTGCTGAAGGCAAGCTAGAAGGTACGGAAAAAACTGATGGTCAAAATTTAATGATCTCTTATTCCGTAAAAGACGGAAGAGCTAAAGGCGTAAGAAATAAAAGCGAAATTAAAGCAGGTGGTCTTAATCCAGAACAATTAGCAGCTAAATTTGCCGATAGAGCAAATCCAGCATTAAAAGAAACATTTGCGGATGCTTTAAGAGCATTTGAAAAAGCAGTTCATGGCTTGTCACATGAAGAGCAAATAGAGTTATTTGGTCCTGAAACAAATATTTTTTATAATGCAGAAGTAATGGACCCTAGAACTCCTAATGTTATTAATTATGATACTAAAACATTAGTAATTCATCGTGCAGGACATTTTGAATTTGATCGTAAAACAGGTGAAAAAACAAATAGAGATTTATCACAAATAGCTTCTAAATTAGAAAAAGTTATTTCTGATATGCAAGATAAGATAAAGCACGATAATTATGGTGTTCAAATTAATGCAATTAAAAAATTAAAAGGTTTAAGCGATAAACGTCCATTAAATACTGCTGTTAGTAAAATAAATAATTTATTATCTTCTGTTAATAGTCATTTAAGAAATCAAAATTTAAATTTAAATACTAGTTCAACAATAGATGATTATATGGTAGCAAGAGTGTATATAATTATTAGCTCTATTTTATTACGTGGAAAAATAAAATTAAATCCAGTAGCAAAAATGAATATTACTAAAAAAGTTCTTGGCGTTAAGGGAATTTCTAAAAATGACATAAAAAAGAAAATTTCTCCTGAAGAATTAGAATTTGCCGAAACTCATTTATTAAATGATAGTAGCAGAAAAGAAATATTAAAAACTGCTATCATTCCTTTAGAAAGTATTGTTAGCGATTTTGCCGTAGAAATGTTAAAAGGATTACAAAGTACATTTGTAGTTGATAACACTAAAGAAGTTCAAAGATTAAAAGGTGAATTACAAAAAGCTATTAATGCAATTGAATCTTCTGGTAATGAAGAAGCAATGACTATCCTTCGTCAACAAATGACTAAATTAAAAAGTGCTGAAAATGTAGATGCAGCTGCTGAAGGTTTTGTGTTTGATTACGATGGAGTAACATATAAATTTACTGGTAATTTTGCACCAATGAATCAAATATTAGGATTATTTAAATATGGTCGTGGAAATGTTCCGCCCTTACAAAAACTTACAGAAGCTAAAGGCGGTAATAAAATTGCCGTTGTACCGGGTGCTTTTAAGCCTCCACACAAAGGTCATCTTTCAATGATTAAAAAATATGCAAAGATGGCAGACAAAGTTGTAATTATGGTATCTCCAATCTCAAGAGACTTACCGAACGGTAAACCAGTTACATTTGAAATTTCAAAAGCAATTTGGGATATATATTTAAAAGCTGAAAAATTAAATAATAAAGTTGTAGTGATGAATTCTCCATTCAGTTCTCCAGTTCGTGCAGCATATGAATTTGTTGGTAATAAAGATAACCGTGCTGACTTTGCTCAACCGGGACAAACAATTATTTTAGGAACCAGCACAAAGGGTGGAGATGAATCTCGTTTTGAAAGAGATGTAACAAAATACGCTAGACCAAATGTTAAAGTAGAAGTAGCACCAATAAAATCAGAAGGAGAAATTAGTGCTACAGATATGCGTGCTGCTATTGCGGCGGAAGATATAAAATCATTAATGAAATTTTTACCTGATTCAGTTGATAAAAAGAAAACTGCCGGAATGATTATGTCGTTATTTGGTAGTAAAGAAATAAAATTAGAAAATATAATTTATGATATAATTAATGAATATAAAATAAAAACAGGTAAATATTTTTTATTATCTAAGAAGAAAACTTTTAAAAAAGAAAATATGAGCGCTGGATTAGTTGCTGGTTACACTGCGCCATTAGTAAAAAAGGCGGATAAATAAATGGAACAAATTGACACATTAAGACTTTTCATTCGTAGTGTTTTACGCAACATTAAAAAACAACAAAAAATAGAATTACAAACTCAATTATCTGAAGAACGTAATTTACGTAAATCTATTCGTAAAATGCTAAGAGAAAAACAAGATACTGTACAGCATAATTCTACCGGTATTAATGCATTAGAAAAATTATTAAGTAGCGTTGTTCCAATTATCGAAACTGGCTATAAAGATTTAAAAACCGATCAAGCACAAAGACATTCTTTTAAAGCACATATTCTTCGTGCAATACAAAATCTTTTATCCACCGCTTCTGTTTATTTTGCGGCTGATAAAAAGGCTAAAGGTACAACACCAGAAGCTTCTCCTGCTGTACCAGTTTTATCACCGCCAGCTGGTGGAGAATTAAAAGAACAAGATGAAGAAGCACCAGAACAAGATGCAGAAACAAAAACTGGTCCAGAAGCTGATCCGCAATTTATTGATATCGATAAAGATAAAAAGAAAGAAGTAAAACCAAATCCTGTTGATGCCTTCCAAGCCGTAGAAGGAGAAGACTTGACAGGAAGAAACTTTGCTCTTGAAACTTTTAAGAAAATTCAAAAACAAATTCTTGAAACATATTCGTTATTATCAAATGAACAAGACCGCGAAATATTTTATGATTTCCTTATTACAAATGTCAAATTATATTTTGATAAATTTGAAACTGAGCTAGAAGCTAATCCGGCGGAACCAACAACTCCTGAATATGAGGCAGAAAAAGCAAAGAAAGATGCTTCATTACAAGGTACTGCACCTCCAGCAACAGGTTTAGAAACTTCAACACCAACTGCTGACACAGCAGCAGCGCCAGAATTAACTCCACCAGCATAAGAACCAAGAACATGATGGTAAGCTACACTAGCTAAAATTTGTAGTTAAATCTAAATATTGTAAAGGAATATAAGAAAATGAATCCAGCAAAACGTAAATTACTTCATAGATTAGAATTACTTCAACAAAAACAACAAGTTGAATTAGTTCAACAAAAAGTTGAAACAAAAATTGAGGTAAAAAAAGAAACCGTTGTTGTACCTGCTGTTGAAGTTTTACAACCAGTGGTTCAAGAAACTGCTTTAGAACCAGTAGCTGAATTAGAAATGGGTTTAAAACTAGAAGAAACAAAAATTGAAACTACCTCTACACAAACAACAGAATATAAAAAAGAAAAGAAAAAGAAAAGTACTACACAAGATGTTTAGTGTGTTATAGTGGTTGCCTATGAGCCACAGAACATACAAACAAATTGGTGAAGAAATTGGTAGTTTAGTAGATGAAAAAAATGCAGCATATGGCAGTTCATTTGCTGAATCATATAAAATCTTGAGCGTCTTATATCCTAATGGTATTCAACCAGAACAATATACAGACGCTCTTGCTATTATAAGAGTTATAGATAAGTTATTTAGATTAGCAAATAAAAAAGATGCTTTTGGCGAATCTCCTTGGAAAGATATAGCTGGATATGCTATTCTTGGAGTAGCTAATAATGAAAAAGAATAATTATAAAAATACTTGTAAAGATTATAGTATTAGTAAAGTATTAAGAGAACAAAAAAGAAGTAATGAATACTTTGAAATATTATTAAATAATTTAACATTAGAAGAAATAATAGCTTTAAAAATGGAATTAGGATATAAAGCTATTGGTTTTCCATTACATGGCTTTCCAATTTGGAAGAGTACAAACTATATAGTAAAAGATGCATTACTTAAATATGCTGTATCTGCTACTCAAACTAAAAGAGAAGCAATGAGATTATTAGGTTTGCCATCTAAAAGATTCTTTAGATTATTAAAGAAATTTAATATAAATGCATATTTTACTAAACAGGAAAAACAAGAAAATGCTGATTACAGAAATTCAATTAAAGAAGATATATCCTAATATAAAAAAAGATAAATTACAAACCTATGTTAAAGCTTTTAATAATGTTTTTCCTACCTATGGCATCAATACCGCTAGAAGGATTGCTGCATTTCTTGGACAAGTTGGCGTCGAAAGCGGAGAATTAAAATACGATAAAATTATATGAAGGAAGAAAAAATTTAGGTAATACACAAGTCGGTGATGGACCTAAGTTTATTGGTCGTGGAATTCTTCAGTTGACAGGCAGAGCTAACTATGAGAACATGTCTAAGATATTAGGAGTTGATTTAGTTAATAACCCTGAATTAGCATGCGATCCAGAAATTAGTACTAAAATTGCTTGTGAATATTTTAAAAAACGCGGCTTGCTAGAATTAGCAGACGAATGGAATTTAGATGAAATAACTAAAAGAGTTAATGGTACTGCTAAATTACATCACGATATAAGAGTAAAATATAGTGAAAAAGCTTTAGAAATATTAAAATAATGATTAAAGTTAAAATTAAAAATAAAATTCAAGAAATACAAGTTCCCAATAACTTAAAAAAAGATGATTGGCAAAATCACGTTGAGGATTGGAAAAGTTTAGGAAAAATTCTTATTAACAATTCTAATAGATTTTCTAAAATCGGCATAAATGTTATGGGTGCAAAAAGATTAGGTTCTGGAGCATTTGGTAATGCATATTTATTAAAAGATGGAAAAGTATTAAAAATAACTAAAGATACGGATGAAGCTGTAATAAGTAATTTTTTAATAAATAAAAATGCTGCTTATATAGTTAAAATTTTTAATGTTGTTAAACTGCCAATATTAGAATCTGGTGAGCAGATTTATGCGATTTTACAAGAAAAATTATCTCCTTTATCTAGCAATAAAGGAACAATGTTAGAAAATAATATAAAACTTTTAAAAAAATTGATTGGCGGTTCTGATCCATTTATTTTTACAAATAAATCTTGGGAAGAAATAAAAAAAATAGTAAATGAAAAAGATACAAAAAATACTATTAATTTTCTAGAAAAAATTGGTTTTGCAAATATTTGTAATAATTTAAAAGAACTTAAAATAAAATATGTCGATTTTCATTCTGGTAATTTTATGCTTAGAAATGATGGTACATTAGTTCTTATAGACATAGGCGCAGATTCAACAAATTTTGGCAGTGAACAGAATATAAAACAAATATAATTATATGAATAATCAATCTTGTAAATCTTGTGGTTGGCAACATGCTCCAAATATGCACGCTGTCGCACATATTGGTTTTTTCTTTTATTGTAATCGTTGTCATGATACAATAACCAAAGAAGCAAAAAAGAAACATAAAGAAAGAATGAAAGCATTAGAAGAATTGAATAATAAGCCTGTATAGCACAGTGGTAGTGCAATAGTTTTGTAAACTATAGGTCGGGGGTTCGAATCCCTCTACAGGCTCAGTAACTAGGTGTAGTTCAGTCTGGTGGAACGCTTGGTTTGGGACCAAGAGGCCGCAGGTTCAAATCCTGCCACCTAGATAAAATAGAATAAGCGAATGTAGCTCAGTTGGTTAGAGCAGCCGCTTGATAAGCGGCAGGTCAGTGGTTCAAGTCCACTCATTCGCACTGAAAATAGAATACGCGAATGTAGCTCAGTTGGTAGAGCACTACCTTTACACGGTAGGGGTCATTGGTTCGAATCCATTCATTCGTATTTTGCCCGTGTGGTGTAATGGTAGCCACGGCAGACTCAAAATCTGCTGCCCCTTAAAGGCGTACTGGTTCAAGTCCGGTCACGGGTACTTGCAGGAATAGCTCAGTGGTAGAGCATCACGTTGCCAACGTGAGGGTCGTGGGTTCAAATCCCACTTTCTGCTTGTTAGCGGTAGGTAGTAGGCCCAGAAGTAGCCATCTTTAATGAGTGAGACAAAATCCTTTACTAGTGATATAATTCCGTTAACAGCGGGGAGCGATGCGATGTTCTGCCCGAAGAAAGCACAACGAAACCTGATGTCAGTTGTGTGGACACACCGATTCTAGGTAAACTCCAATATATCTTAATGTACTAGGAGGTTGGGTAATAGGAAAGTCAGACTTACTGATGGGACAGAAACACACAAGAGATATAATCCTGAAAGATTATATTGTCTGTTTCCTCCCGCTCTTTGGTGTAGTAACACGCCTACTGTTAACAGTTTTTGGAGAATAAAATGAAAAAGAAAAATTCTTATTGGAATTATAGAGTTCTTAAGACAATTAATGAAGATAATGCTGGACAAATATATGAATCATATAATATTATTGAAGTATATTACGATTCCTCAGATAAAATAACTGGATATACAGATATTATGTTTCCGTTTGGAGAAACAGAAAAAGAATTAAAATTAGATTTAAGCATGATGCTTAAAGCATGTAGATATCCAGCATTAACAATAGAAGAATTAAATCCTAAAAAAAGAAAGTCTAAAAAGAAAAAATAACTTGTGGTATGTTAGAAGGGTAGCAAGAAAGAAAAGGTAAATATATGGTCTTCGGCAAAACTCTTAATAACGACAAGGAAAAGCAAAAAGAAGCTGCTCCCACACGTAAGTCTAGAGAAAGGGACGAAGATATTCTTGACGTAGAACATGAAGATGGACATATCTATTTTTATACCGAAGTTAATAAAGGTTCTATTTTAGATCTTAATAAAGCTATTCGTATTAGTGAAGCAGAAATGCTTCATACGGCACAAGTATTAGAAGTACCAACTCCTGAAATTAAACTTCATATTAATAGCCCCGGTGGTAGTTTATTTGATGGTCTTGCTGCTGTAGACTATGTTCGTAGAAGTAAAGCACCAGTACATTCCCTTATTGAAGGAATGGCTGCTTCTGCCGCTACGCTTATTTCAGTAATGGCACACAAACGTTCTATTAATAAGCATTCTTATATGTTGATTCATCAGCTTTCTTCTGGTATGGTAGGTAAGTTTGAAGAATTAGTAGATGATATGGAAAATAATAAAGCCTTGATGAAAGCAATCAAGCAAATTTATCTGGAGCGTACAAAGATTCCAGAAAGTCTGTTAAAAGATATCCTTAAAAAAGATATCTATTTTGACGCAAAGCAGTGCTTGAAGTACGGTCTTGTAGACCAAATTCTAGAATAAAGGAAAATAAAATGAAGACACTCGTAATGACCGCAGTAGCAGCAGCAATGTTTGTAGGTTGCACCAGCAAGACCAGCGTACCAGCCGCCGGTTCTACTTCTACAACCACACCAGTAGTAGAAGTTTCAGCACCAGCAGTATCAACCACTACACAAACTTCCCCTACTGTAGCCGCTCCAGTTGCCCCACAAACCGCTGTAGTGGCCCCATCCGTAGGTGGAAGCACCTCTGCCGCAACATCAACAAGTAGCCTTTCTGGTGCCTCTGGAACAACTGTAGAAAAGAAGTAATAGGTGAGCTATGCAATTCAGAGTTAGAGATGCTGTAGGTTTTGAATTAAATGAAGAAGTAGCAAAAGAATTAGGATTGTTAGAAGAATTCCAAACTTGGAAAAAAACTTATAACACTACCGATTTTTCGGTTGCTATGGAAGAAAAATACAAACTTCCTGATTATACTGAGCCATCAATTTATGAGTTTAAGTATGAGCGTGGAGGAGAAATTCAAGGTCTAGAAGGTTTTGATTGGGATAAAACTTATTGTTGGTTCTTTTCGGATGATACTAAACAAAAAGGTTGGAAACCATTTGCTAATAGACTAAAGAAAAAAGGTATTGTTCTTGAATCTGCACGTTGGTCTGAATTAGGTTAGTATCAGTAATCCCGCAGGTGACGGCATGGGGAGTTCTTTTTTTGAACAAATAGATGTCGTCTTACTATTTATGTTTAAGGGCGATTAGTTAAACGGGATAACAACGGCTTTGCAAGCCGTGATTGACAGTTCGATTCTGTCATCGTCCATATGAAAAATAAACCAAAAGATAATCTATTGTGGTTTCGTATATTAGTTATCCTAAATACATTAGCTGTAGCAACTTATGTTCTATACGGTGAATGGGAAAAAAGACAGCCACGGTTCGTAAAGCATGTTTGCCAAACCGTAGCTGCTGATCAAGATAAAGGCTTGATCGCACTTACTTGTTTAGAAGATTAAGCATTCTCTAGTTGCCATAATCCTTCAGCAAGTTCTAATAATGTCTTAGCATTCTCTAAGCTAACACATATTGATATATGTTCATAGTGAATTGTACGTTTGCTTAACAAGCCAATTACTTTTCCTTTGTAAAAAATACCAGAACCGCTATGGCCGGGAGCAGAAGGAAGAGTAATAATTTCTTCGTTATTTTCATCTAATCCCATAAATCTACCATCTGTTACAATGAATATATTTTTTGGATGATATCCCAAGGCAGCACCAGAAATCATTACGTTAGCACCAACTGGTGGTAATTCATCAGCTAATTCTCTTGCTTCTCCTGCAATACAAGTACTTTTAATAACTGATAAATCTTGCTTTTCATTTCCTGCCATTGGAAATGCGGCACATTTTTCACCATCTAATCTTTCAACCATCATTTCAATTTTATCTATTTGGAAGAAATAGAATCCGCTTTCGTCTATCTCTAAAGTTGTTTTTTGTGGATGTGTTACGTGGGCAACACTCAATATTAAACTTTCTTTTTTATTAAAGTTATTTCTGACTACAACGCCAGAACCTGTCCAGTTTTTTTCTTCACTTTTTTCTTTTGTTCCTTCTGGCATGCTTGCATTTATACCCAAAACGCTAGCTAAATTAGTTCTATGACCAGAAACTTTTGTGTAAATCTTAACTGTACTACTCATTGCTTCTCTTGCATCATATCCTTCTTCTGCAAATAAACCACAACGTTTGAAACAGCCACTCATCACTACTAACATCATTGTTGCTGCTATTAATTTTTGTTTAATCCATGTATTATTCCCTTTCATTACATATTCTCCTCCCTATAAAAGTAGGGGTTGGTCTATTATTAACTAGTAACGAAAAAAATCTTCGGCATTTTCGTAACTTTTGACTATTTACTTCTTAATCTTTTTTCTTTACATAAACTTACAATCATGAGACACTGTTTATGTATTTGGAGTGGTGGCCGAGAGGCTTAAGGCACAGGTTTGCTAAACCTGCGTATTCGAAAGGATACCGATGGTTCGAATCCATCTCACTCCGTTGGTGTTTCTGGACACTAGTTAATGTATGATGATTCAGTTGAATCCAATGATTCCTGTTTATAGCTTAAGGCATAATATGCAAGGATATGCCTTTTTAGTTATAGATTATTCTCAAGAACATAATTTATTATTTACTGTTGCATTAGATAATGGAGAAATTTGGACATTAAAAAATCAAGAGTTAAGGTTTTGTAAAAACGCTTCTTTGGATAGAGAAAAAATGGAGAAAACTTAATGAGTATTATCAAGGGCTTAGGAACAATTAAAGTTTTAGAAGTAGTAGACAATCCTGACGGTACTTCAACAATTCATTTTGATGTAAGCGAAGATTTTCAAGCTAATCTAGTTCGTGAAATGGGTTGGTCTGAATGGTCGCAAGAAAGATTTGAAAAGTTAGTTTTAGAAGCACTTGAAAATGCCGTAAAAGACAAACTCGTTGACAGACCAGAAGATTAGTAGTAATCTGTTTTTACTATGCAAATCACCACTACCACTAATAACTCTAATGATAATCGTAACATCGCTGATAGATATAAGCATGATCGTTTGGTTAAATGGACTACGGAAATGATAAAGTCCGATCTCCAGCAAAAGTCTTTTCCTTTTGCTGTGATGATGGAAAATTTTGTTGGTGACTTTAACCTTTCTTCTGTTCTCCGTTCTTGTAATGCCATGAACGGTCGTGAAATGTTCTATCTTGGTCGTAAGCAATATGATCGTCGTGGAACAGTTGGAACACATCACTATACTGATTTAATTAACGTAAAGACCCGTGAAGAGCTTTTAAAGCTTAAGGAACGGTATACTTTCGTTGCACTTGAAAATAGTGTTGCTCAAGCAGAAGCTATTTACGATTTTGTATGGCCTGAAAATCCTCTTATTATTATTGGAGAAGAGGGCGTAGGTATCACGCCAGAAACTCTTGCATTGTGCGATAAATTTGTTTATATTCCTCAATATGGGAGCGTTAGAAGCATGAATGCCGCTGTTGCTGGAAGCATTGCAATGAATGATTTTGTCGCTAAATATGTAAAAAATAAAGACAACTTGCGCTAGAATACTATTTATATCGTGCCGAATATTTGGTGCGAAGGAATACATAATGAAAAAATATTACGTGTTGGACACAAACGTATACTTAAGCGATTGTGATGCAGTATTCGCGTATAAGAATAACAACGTAGCAATTCCATTAAAAGTATTAGAGGAAGTTGATAAACACAAAAAACGTCAAGACGGCGTTGGTGCTAATGCAAGACAGTTTATTCGTACTCTTGATGAATTAAGAGCTAAAGGTAGTTTAGACGAAGGTGCAAAGTTAGGAAAAGGCAAAGGAACTATTTCAGTAATTCCTTGTGATTTATCTCTTCTTCCAACTGGATTTGAAAGCAACAATGCCGATAATCAAATTATTGCAGCAACTTTAACACTTATAAAAGAATTAGGCGATAACAAAAATGTATTCTTAGTATCTCAGGATATTAACATGAGAGTTAAATGCGACTCTCTTGGTATTAATACTGAAGATTATATTCCAAATCAAATAGTTGAACGTGCAGAAGAAGTATTTACCGGCTTTACTCAATACCTTGTAGATGATGCACTAATTGATCGTTTTTATGCAGGCGAGAAGATTCAGTTTGAAGAAAAAGATATTAAGCTTTGCCCAAACCAATTTGTAATGCTTGTTTCTAATGCAAATGATAAGAAAACTGCGTTAGCTAGATTCCGTGCTTACAATAAACCAATCACAAAAGTTCGTGAATATAAGGACGGTGTTTGGGGTATCCACGCAAAGAACAAAGAGCAGCAATTCGCTCTAGAATTGCTTATGGACCCCGAAGTAAAGATAGTGTCTATCATTGGCCGTGCAGGTGGCGGAAAAACGTTAAACGCCCTTGCAGCGGGCTTACAACAGATTCTAGACGATAAGGTATACAAGAAGCTTATCGTTTCTCGTCCAGTACAACCAATGGGTAAAGATATTGGTTATTTGCCGGGAACACTAGAAGAAAAAATGTCCCCTTGGTTAGCCCCAGTACAAGATAACTTAGAGTTCTTAATGGGTGACGATAAAGCACATTTACAAATGTTAATGGAAGCAGGAACTATCGAAATGGAAGCTTTAACATATATTCGTGGTCGTTCTATTGCTAATGCTTTTATTATCATCGACGAATCTCAAAATTTAACATCGCACGAATTAAAGACTATAATTACCCGCGTAGGCGAAGGAACAAAAATAGTTTTAACAGGCGACATTGAACAAATTGATAATGCTTATGTAGATGCAACAACAAACGGTCTTACATATGCAGTAGAAAAATTAAAAGCATACGAAATCTCTGGTCATATCACACTAAAGAAAGGTGAGCGTTCTGCTGTTGCTACCCTAGCCGCTCAAGTACTATAATGGAAAATCCTGAAATTGCAAAACAAGTAGCTGTTGATAATCCGATGAAAGAATGGCTAGTGAGCTATGTTGGTGAAGCAGTAAAGCCTGAAAATAACCAAGTAACAGTTGGAATGATAGTAGAACAAATGATGAAAGAATTTCCAGAATTTCTTATGGTTATTGCAGAAGAAAACTTTATTCGTGGCTATCAACAAGCATTTGCCGATTTAGAAGAACATCAAAAAAAGCAAGAAGAAACACAACAAAATAATGGGTAGTGAGAATTACATAAGATCTTCTTCTAAGAAAGCTCAGAAGGTATTAAAAGAATATACTCTTTTTAATAATATATCTATTGTCATTAAAGACAAAGTATCTGACGACATAGACTTAGATTTTATTTTTAATACTGTTAATAAACGTGTACCACCCGTATTAGCACAAGAATTAGATATAATATATATTGGTCAATTTCCACAACTGAAAGCACGTAGCGTCGAATCAGCTTATATGAACGGCGCTATTTTTCTTTCTAATGAAATAGTAGACAACGATATTTTTATTAAATCAATTATTCATGAATTAGCTCATAGTGTAGAAAAGATATTTGGCAGAGAAGTTTTTGGAGATCAAGAAATAATTGAAGAATTTATAAGTAAAAGAAAGCAACTACAAGATATATTAGAAAGTCACAAATTGTATTGCGATCCAAGATTATATATACAATTTGATTATAGTAGAATATTTGATGATTTCCTTTATAAGACTGTAGGTTATGATAGATTAGCGCAATTAACAACAAAACTTTTTATTTCTCCTTATGCAGCAACAAGTTTAAGAGAATATTTTGCAAACGGCTTTGAACATTATTTTGTTGATGAAAATCCAAAATATTTAAAATCAATCTCTCCAAGACTTTATTCTAAGATTAATTCCTTGACAAAAATAGCTGACTAGTATATACTCATATTAGAAAGTGAGTTACTATGTCAAAACATATCTCTTATTCCGCATTAAAGACGTGGAACGATTGTCCATTTAAATATAAGCTTGTTTATGTGGATGGAGTAGGAAAGTTTTCTGGTAGCGAATATACAGCATTCGGTACTGCACTCCACGAAGCATGTGAAAAGAAACTTCTGAATAATTCAGAAGATGAAGTAAAAGTTTTCTCTGATGTTTTTGAAGAAGAAATAAAGAAGCTTGTTGCAGAAAAAACTCCAGATGAAAAGCTTCTCGCAGAAATGCGAGATCAAGGAAAAGTATTAGCTAAGCTTGTTCTTCCGGCAGTCCAAAAAAAGTTTGGTAACTTTACTGTTCTTGCAGCAGAAGAAGATATTTATGAAAAAATGTTGCAAATTCCTAATTGGAATTTTAAGGGTTTTATCGATCTAGTAATTAAGACAGAAGATGGAAAAATACATATCCTTGATTGGAAGAGTTGCGCTTGGGGTTGGGATATGAAAAAGAAAAGCGATCCAATCACAACTTATCAATTAACATTTTATAAGTATTTTTATGCTCAAAAGCACGGTATTCAATCTGATATGATTGAAACTCATTTCGCTCTTTTAAAGCGCACTGCTAAAAAAGATCAAGTTGAAATTTTCCGTGTAACAAGCGGCGACAAAAAAACTCAAAATGCTTTTAACTTGTTAACAAAAGCATTATATAGTATTGATAAAAATTTCTTCCCTAAAAATCGCTTGAGTTGTAAATACTGCGAATTTAATAAAACTAAGGAATGTCCATAATGAAAACAGCTGTTGTTACTGGAATAACAGGGCAAGATGGTAGTTATCTTGCGGAATTATTATTAGAAAAAGGTTACAAAATAGTTGGTTTAGTACGTAGAAGCTCTATGGAAGATAAAAAGCTTTTTAATATTGAACATTTATTACAGAATAAAAATCTAATATTAGAAAATGGAGATTTAACCGATTCTCCCTCTTTATGGAGAATTATTGGCTCTCACCAACCAGACGAATTCTATAATTTGGCCGCGCAAAGTCATGTTGGAGCATCTTTTACTTCCCCCGAAAGCACTTTTCAAATAAATGCTACGGGGGTTTTAAATTGCTTGGAGGCTATTAAAACTCTAAAACCAGACACTAAATTTTATCAAGCAAGCACCAGTGAAATGTTTGGTGATAATATTAATGCTCCGCAAAATGAAGAAACACCATTTTCGCCTGTTTCTCCTTATGCTTGTGCAAAAGTTGCTGCTCATAATTTATTAGTAAATTATCGTAAAGCATATGGACTTTTTGTATGTTCTGGCATTCTTTTTAATCACGAATCACCACGTAGAGGAGAGCAATTTGTTACAAGAAAGATAACAAAAGCAGCTGCTAGAATTAAACTTGGTTTACAAAAAGAATTACGTCTTGGCAATTTAGAAGCAAAACGCGATTGGGGATATGCTAAAGAATATGTTGAAGGAATGTGGATGATGATGCAACATAGTAAGGCAGATGATTATGTATTAGGAACTGGTAAAACTCACACAATTTCTGATTTTATTTCTTGCATATCAGATATTGCTGGTTATAATTTAATGGATTACGTAATTCTTGACGAAAAGTATAAGCGACCAAGTGAAGTACCATTACTATTAGCCGACGCATCAAAAGCTAAAAAAGTTTTAGGTTGGGAGCCAAAAACCGATCTAAAGCAATTAGCTAATTTGATGTATAATACAGACTTAGAAAAGGAAAAAGCAAATGTCAGATAAAAAAATTAAAGTATTAACACTAAGCGATCATCCGTTATCACCTAGTGGAGTTGGCACTCAAACTAATTATATTTTACAAGCACTATTAAAAAGTGGCAAGTTTAAAGTTATATCTCTTGGTGGAGCAATTAAGCATCAAGACTATAGACCAGTTAAATTTGAAGAATACGGAGATGATTTTATTATTCTTCCCGTAGATGGTTATGGCTCTCCAGAATTAATACGTACCATTCTAATGAAAGAAAAACCAGATATTTTATGGATGATGACAGATCCAAGATTTTATACTTGGCTTTGGAGTATGGAACAAGAAATTCGTCCAAATTTACCAATTGTTTATTATCACGTTTGGGATAATTATCCTTATCCGAAATTTAATAGACCTTATTATTTATCAAACGATAAAATTGCTACAATCTCTAAATTAACAAGCGACATCGTAAGAACAGTTGCTCCAGAGGTTGAAGAACAGTATGTTCCTCATGCGGTAAATCCAGATATATTTAAGATTTTAGATGAAAAAGAATATGCACATTTAAAAACTAATAAGACTTTATTTTTCTGGACAAATAGAAATGCCCGCCGTAAGATGAGCGGCAGTGTTGTTTGGTGGTATAAAGAATTCCTAGATAAAGTTGGACACGATAAAGCATTCTTATTAATGCACACTGATCCAAAAGATCCACATGGACAAGATTTAATAGCGATTGCTGAAGAGCTTGGTTTATCAAAAGAAAATTTTGGTATTTCAGCTGGTAAAGTTCCCGCTCCGGAAATGGCTAAGTTTTATAATGCTGCTGATTGTACAATTAATATCAGCGATGCAGAAGGGTTTGGTCTTTCAGTTTTAGAAAGTTTATCATGTGGAACTCCAGTTATAGCAAATAAAACTGGCGGCATGCAAGATCAACTTACAGATGGTGTTGATACATATGGTGTATTAATTGAACCTGCTTCAAGGGCAGTTATTGGTTCACAGGAAGTGCCGTATATTTATGAAGATCGAGTTTCTAAAGAAGATTTTATAAATGCCTTGCTAAAGATTCATAATATGACCCGTGAAGAAAGAAAAGAATTAGGACGTAAGGGCTATGAAAATGTAAAGAAGAATTTTGGCTTTGATACTTTCCAACAAACATGGGTTAAAATGCTATTAGACGTTCATGAAAAGCATGGTTCTTGGGAAACACGAAAAGGTTATAACGCTTGGGGCGTAAAGGAATACTAAGATGAAAAAGATATTAATTAGCGGTCCTGTATTAAGCAGAAGCGGTTATGGAGAAATGGCACGTTTTGCATTACGTTCTTTAAAAGATCGTACAGATATAGATTTATATCTTTTACCAACATCTTGGGGTAATACTGGATGGTTACACGAAATAAATGATGAAAGAAACCTAATTGATTCATTAATTTTAAAGACACAAGTATTATTACAGCAAACTAATAATAATCCACAATTTGATGTAGCAGTTCAAATATCTATTCCAAATGAATGGAAAAAGATGGCACCAATCAATATCGGCTATACAGCTGGAATTGAAACAAATCTTATTTCTCCATCTTGGTTACAACCAAGTCAACAAATGGATAAGATTATAGTAATTAGCGAACATGCAAAAGCTGGTTTTGTTAATACAATTTTTGGTAATCCACAAGGACAGCAATTTAAAGTCACTGTTCCAGTTGAAGTAGTCCATTTACCTTACAGAAATACTGATAAAAAGCCCGTAGAGCTTGTTTTAAAGCACGATTTTAATTTCTTAGCGGTATGTCAATGGGGACCAAGAAAAAACCTAGAACAAACCATTACGGGCTTTTTAGAAGAATTTAAAAAAGAAGAAATTGGTTTAGTATTAAAAATAAACAGTTCTAATGATTCTATAATAGATAGAAATTTAACACAAAAGCGTTTAGAAGCTTTATTGGCAAATTATCCTGATCGTAAATGCTCCATAACTTTACTACATGGTCATTTAAGCGAAGCAGAAATGGAATCTCTTTATAATCATCCAAAAATCAAAGCAATTGTTTCTACTACTCATGGCGAAGGTTTTGGTTTACCATTATTAGAAGCAGCAGCAAACGAATTACCGGTAATTGCTACTGATTGGAGCGGACATCTAGATTTCTTGTATTTACCAGATGGCGATGATAAGAAACGTATGTTTGGTAAGATAGATTATGACTTAAAACCAATTGATAAAGCACATGTATGGAAAGGTGTTTTAGAAGAAGGTACACAATGGGCTTACCCAAAAATGGCAAGTTATAAAGATCGTCTTCGTGATTGTTATAAGGATTGGGGGCGTTATAAATCACAAGCTAAAAAATTAGCTCCTTGGGTAAAAGAAAATTTTAGCCAAGAAAAATTATTTAATAAAATGGTTTCTGAGCTGAAATTAGAAACCTCAGAATCGGAATTAATAATATTATAATGAAAAATATTGTTTATATTGGACAATTTAAAGATGCCTCTGGATATGGTAATGCTGCCAGAGGCTATCTGTTTTTATTAGATAAAAAATTAGATAAATCTTTATATAATTTAAATATTATTTCATTAAATTTTGAAAAACAAGAGTATATTAGCGTTGAAGATAAAAATTTATTAGATAAATATGAACTTTTAAATCCATTAGAATTTTGTAAAAATAATAAATATACTTTAATTGTTCATGGATTGCCAAATTATTGTGAAATAAATTTAATTAAAAATTTATTAAATAATAAAAATTGCGAAAAGAAAATTAATTTTGTGGCTTGGGAAACAGACAATATTCCAAAACAATGGAAGAAAATTTATGAAGATGATGTTTATGATGAATTAGTTGTATTTTCTAAATGGAATAAAGAAATATTTTCTAAATCTTTTATAAAACCAATACATATAATTCCGCATGTAATATTAGATTTTTATGATTTAAATAAAAAAAATAATAATAAATTTAATATTTTCTCCATGTCTCAATGGAGTAACAGAAAAGGATTTGATATTCTTTTAAAAGCCTATTATCAAGAATTTTTTAATAATGAAGATGTTGAATTATTTATAAAAACTTATAGAAATGAAACCATGTCTGGCATTGAAGAGAGTAAAGAAAGAGAAATAATTATAAATGATATAACAAAGATTAAGAATTCCATTAGAGATTATGGTAATTTACCAAAATGTAAAGTTTCCTTAAAAACAGGTTTTGTTGATAAAAAAGAAATTAAATCTTATTATGAAAAGGCGGATGTATACTGTAGTCCTAGTCGCGGTGAAGGCTTTGGTATGACAATAGCTCAAGCGGCTTTGTCTGGGATACCGTGTATAGTACCAGATTTAGGAGGTCATATAGATTATCTGGATCCAAATAATACGTATTGGATAAAAAGTATTTTTGAACCAGTATATGATTTGTCGTATAATATATACTCTTCTATTGATATGAATTTTATTGAGCCAGAACTTAAAAGTACAAGAAATCAGCTTAGAAAAGCATATAATAACTGGAAAACTGATAAATTAAATTCCGTAAGTGATGAATATAAAACATTTACTCGTAATTATTTATCAGAAGATAAAATATTTAATAAATTTATGGAGATGATATGTTAGAAAATCTAAAAAAGATACAATTTCCAATTTCAAAAGATTTTAATAATGAAAAAGTTGCAGTAGCAATAACAGCGTATGATAGACCAGAATATTATAAACAATGTGTTCACGCTATTAATAAATGTCCGGAATTAGAACAAGTTCCCATATTTATATTTCTTGATGGTGGTTCTAAAAGTAAATCTAAAGAAAATTTAGAATTGTCTAAAAATATAAAATTTAAAAATAAATTTGTATTGAAAAGAAATGTTAATTTTGGATGTGAAAAAAACATTTTAGATGTCTTTAAGACAATTTTTGAAGATCTTGAATTCGATTATTTATTTCTATTAGAAGACGATATAGTTGTTGGAAAAAATTATTTTAAATCTTGTTTTGAAGCATATAAAGATATTTACAATAACATAGATAAAACAATAGGGATTTTTCAAGGACATTCACTTTGCCAAATGCCTACTGAAGAAAAAAAACGTTATATTAATAATTATGAATTATCTGGCGACTTACATCATTGGGGAATATTAATTTCTAAAAAAGCTTACAATGAAATAAAAATTAAATTAAAACAATATATTGATCTAATTTTTTCTTTACCAAATGACGGTAATTCTAATATTAATATTATAAAAAATAAATTTATTATTAATAATATTTTTGATAATATATTAAATAATTCCACCGGAGAAATACCAAATAAAATATATAAAGATTATTATAATAAACAAAATAGTCATTGTACATTGGGTTGGGACGGCGCTTTTTTAATTTGCCTATTAAGTTGTAATATGAAAAGATATAATTTTGTTGTTAATCGAATGATAAATATTGGTCGTGAAGGTAGTCATTTTAGTAAAAAAGAATTTGAACAAATGAATTTACATAAAATGGAATTAGAAGAATTATGGTAAAAAATATATGTTTTCATGTAAATAAGTTTTTTCCTTATATGGGCGGTACTGAATTATTAGCTAAACAAATAATTGATTATATTCATATAAATACTAAATTTAATATAGTCGTAAAAACTTCTAAAGAAGAAAATAGAAAAAATATTATTTTTCCTTATATAATAGAGGAAGATCAATTTTTAAGAGAAGAACAATTTTTTGATATTAGTGTTTTTTTTAGCGATTTATGGAGTGAGCAATTAGCAAATTATTCTATTAAAAAAAGTAAAAAAAATATATGTATATTAAATTTAGATGAAATGACATATCCATATAAATATAATTTTAAAACTACAATAAATAATTTAAAAAAATTTGATTTAGTTATTACATTTACAATTAATGGAATAGCTAACAGATTTTTAGAAGAAGAAAAAATTAATAATTTATATATACCAAATTTTTCAAGAGATGTTTTATCCAATCCAAAAATTTTTAATTTAAAAGAAAAATTAAAATTAGATGACAAGAAGGTAGCTTTATATTGTGCAGCATATGACGTTAGAAAAAATCAATTATCTTTATTAGAGTCTATTAAAAAATCTGATATTTTAAAAAATTATAATTGGATTTTTATAGGAAATAACTCTGATATAGAATATCAGAAAAAATGTGTTAATTATGTAAAATATAATAATTTAAAAAATATTTTTTTTGTTTCACCAACAACTGAAGAAATAAAAATTGATACTCTATACCAACAGGTTGATTTAGTAGTATTATTATCTTTAGCAGAAGGTATGCCTTTAACGCTGTTGGAGAGTTTAAGCGCTAATAAACCTTTAATTTCTACGCCGGTTGGCGGAGTTTCAGGTGTTCTAAAAGATGGTATAGATAATGGAGTATACATTTTAGAAAAAGTAAATTATGAACTAGAGGATTTAGAAAACAACATTTTAAAATCCAATACCTATAACTCTCAGCATTTACGTAATATGTGGTTAAAAAATCATCAAAAATCACTTATATTAGAAAAGTATAAAAAATTATTTGATGATTTATAATTAATA